TTGCTTACCGATACCAAACTGAAAAATCTGAAGCCGCAGGAGAAACTGTATAAGGTTTCCGACCGTGACGGGCTGTATGTCGCCGTGCTCACGTCAGGATCTGTCTCGTTCCGCTACGACTACCGCATTAACGGCCGCCGGGAAACGCTGGTGATCGGTCAGTACGGTCGTGACGGTATCAGCCTGGCGGAAGCGCGCGAGGAACTTATTGCCGCCAAAAAGTTGCTGAAGTTAGGCCAGTCGCCTGCTGCGGCAAAACGTGACGGTATCAGGCAGATTTCCAGCGCAGAAACATTCGCGGTATATACCGACGCCTACATGAAATATGTCACCCTGGCCGACAGCACCCGATCCATGAAGCAGGCGGTTATTGAGCGTGATATCCTCCCGGTGCTCGGAAACAAGATGATGACTGAGATAACCACCAGGGTGGTGCGCGACCTGTGCGATCGTATCGTCGAGCGTGGCGGCCGGGCGACGGCGATTCAGGTCAGGGAGATAATCAGCAGTGTGTACCGGTATGCCAACGACCGCGGGCACGGCCTGTTCAATCCGGCTGCCGACATTAAGCCATCATCCATCGCTATGTTTAAGCCGCGCGAGCGCACACTGTCGCCAGAGGAGATCGGCATTTTCTTCCGCGCGCTGGACGACATCGGAGCGATGGGCACAATGAAGATGGCTCTCAAGCTGGTACTGCTGACGCTGGTGCGAAAAAGCGAATTCACTTACGCGACCTGGGCAGAGATCGATTTCAAGAAATGGACATGGACGATCCCCGCTGACAGGATGAAGGCCGGGCGTGCGCATGTGATTTACCTGCCGAAGCAGGCGCAGGATCTGCTGGTGGGGTTGCAGATGTGTGCTGGCGGCAGTGAATACCTGGTGCCCGGGCGCTACAACTTCCGTAAGCCGTTATCGAACGCGGCGCTGAACTCGCTGGTAAACCGTACCGTGGAGGCCATAAACAGAGACGGCGAGAAGATACAGGACTTCACGGTGCATGACCTGCGCCGCACTGCCAGCACGCTGCTGCACGAAGCGGATTATCCTTCAGACTGGATCGAGAAGGCGCAGGCGCATGAGCAGAAGGGCGTGCGGGCGGTGTACAACAAAGCGGAGTATTCTCGGCAGCGCGCCTATATGTTGCAGCAGTGGGCAGATATGGTTGATGCCTGGATTAAAGGGGAGCACACCGATCTGGTGCCGTTCTCCCCGTCGAAGTTTGAGAGGTGGATGGAAGGTAAGGATTAAGCAGCTATTCAAGCTTAACACCAGGGATGTCGCTTGCAGCTATAGCGTCGTAAATTGCCTCCGCTGTCTTGCTGGCATCCCTTACCAATAAGCAAGCTGCATCGATGGCGCTTATAGCTGCATCACGCTTCTTATCTGCTTCTGAGCGGATATGGCGGAATCGATGAGCTTGGGAGGTATTTATGCAGTCAAGTCCACGAAATCTCGGGTCTTCTCCAAGCCATGTAAATGCGATTCCATCCATAGTTATGCATTCTACTCGAACCTTCTTAATTCCATATCCATTCGTTTCGTACTCACACTCACAACCAACCTGAGGCAATCCCTCGCCATCCCATTCTGTAATATTTTTCATGCCGCACGCTCCCGGCCCTGGTTGTCTGTTGGTGACAACGGAGCATTTGCGAATGCCCGCGTCATCCCGGCGATATCCAGCGCGTAGCCAGGTTGCAACTGCACCGCTGGACCTTTGCACTGGTTGCCCCATACGTCGAAACCATGCGACGACTGGCGGGCGAACAACTCGATGCGCGGCACATCTCCCAGCAACTGCACCAGTTTTTCCCTGATCACGTCAGGCTTTCGCGAGTTCTCCAGGCGTGGCGCCGTGACGTGCTGGCAGATAGAGGCGTCCATGCGCGCCGGGAGTTTCCCGCGCACCGCGAAAAGGCAGTCTTCGCTGTTCGCCCTGGTCATGTGTCCCATGCCGATCTCGCTGTTGCCTTTGTGCTTGTTCGTCTTATGCCAGGTGAATCCCTTCATTGTCATCAGCTTGAATCCCCACGCTTCGACAACCTTCAACGCTTCAACCGGCTGCGTCGGAACCCACCACATCGCGAGCAGGCAATCTTCGGCGGCCAGGTCCCACACCGGCAGGCGGCAGATATCCAGCACGTTCATGACCGGGTATTTGAACCCGGCGCCGCGGTTGCCGTCTGCTGCTTTGTCGCGGTATACCCAGGGCGGGTCAGCGTAGATAAGAGTGTATTTTCCGGTCATGCTGCCACCTTCTTGCTGTTCATCAGCTCAGCCAGGCGCTGAGCCTTCAATAGGTTTCTGATAACCTGGCCGCCTGGTGCCAGCCACCCGCGGCGCAGTGTTGAATAAAACAGCGTGATGCTGCCGACGCGGATATTGTCGTGAGGGCTAGTCATAAACCACCCCGCGACATCCGATCCCGCTGTAATCCAGGTGCGGGGTGCGGTTACCTTTGGTGATGCACTGCTGGCGGCGCACCGCGATTCGGGCGCGCTCCACTTCACCGACGGCAGCATCCAGACACTGTAGCCATAGTCTGGCTGCGATTCGGTAATGCCCGCGGCGCTCACGCTCGATGGCCCGGCTTTCGATCTCCATCGCTTCCGGAGTTACTGCCACAACTTTTTCAGTTCCGCGCTGCGATGCTTTGTTCATGTGATATTTTTCAAGGTGGGTTAATTTTCTCATTTGATCTACCCATCTCAACTGATTACCGCCGCCAGCCACATCAGGTAGGCGACCACGGCCAGATACAGGTAAACATCTGACCATCTTCCGATATGCTTTTTCAGCGCCGTCATGCTGCTGCGCTCACCGGGCGATACACTCGGCGGTCAACTGGCGGCTTTTTTCCGGTGAACGTCGCCGGGCTTGCCGCCTTACGTTTATCCAGCCAGGCTTCAACTTCGCTCTGGTCCCACGCGCAGCGGCGATCGGTGATCCAGAAACGAGACGGAAATTTGCCAGCCTGTTCCAGGCGGTCAATCGTGCTCCATGACAGTGGCACCACCGCCAGGAGTTCCTTCTTACCAAACGCACCTTTCATAAATACCTCTCTTGGTTGCAGGTGTGGCGCCGCGGCGCCACAGTGGTGATTACATAGGGACGTTGTTCAGCTCATCACGGCGGATGGTGTAAACGTCTGTTGCTTTAGCCAGGAGCTCATCATCGTTAGCGAGCTTGCTGGCAACGTATTTGTATGCCTTATCAAGATCCTTCAGCGTGTTGTAGTTCATCGCTGCGTCAGTGAAAGCGCACAGAATTTCTTCTGGATCGCGGTCATCACTGCTCTTCGGCTTCTCTTCCTGGTGCTGCTCAGGCTTGGAGTTGATCAGCTTGTTCATGCCTGAGGCGGTGGCGGGCGTCGGCGTGATATCGCGCTCAACGCGTGGTGCTGTCTCCTGCAATTCGTCAGGGGTGTACACGCCAAGCAGGACGTCTGGAGCATTCAGTCGCGCCCAGCGCTTAACGCACAGGTATGCCAGTTGCTGGCGTGGATCCTGCTCCCACAGAGGGGAGTTACGCACACCGGCCTGCGCCATGCTGATCGTCAGCTCGCGCGGTTCTGATTCTCCTTTGAGGGTCGCCCACACGGTTACTGTCAGGTTCGGCGATTTGTCGGATTTCCCGTTTACTTTCGACCAGTCACCGTCCCAGCGATAATTCAGGCGGGTGGCCAGCAGATTGGAGGAGGACACAACCGCGTTAACCAGTTGCGCTTCATATCCCAGCGTGCCGTTTACCACGTGAGTTTTCTGAGCCACGGCGAACGGGTTCATTCCCCACTGTGCAGCCTGCATAGTCACTGCCAGGCAGTCAGCAGGCTTACCTGCCAGGTGTGCCGGAACAGTGGCCTTACTGTCAGCCATCAGGGTTGCGAAACGCACCAGGCGGTCCATACCCTCAGGGCTGAATATTGCCGCAGCGGTGCCAACTGTAGCGCCAGGCTGCGATGTGATTGCGATGTCGTTGCTCATACGTACATATCCTGTTTGCGTGCCCACTCAGGGCGTTTAATAATTTCAAATCCACCCCATTCGCCTGACTCCCGGCACTGGTGGTAGGTATTCAGATCCCGGCGGAACAGTGCATGCCCGGCATCTACGTCTGTCGCATCCAGCTCGAACACGCGCACCGGGTAGCGGCCACAGTCGATGGTTTCGCTCACTGCCAGGAAGAAGAATCCGTGCGGCTCACCGGTGGTCTGCTGCGCGCCTTCGCGGTACATGGCATCCTGAACGTGGTACCGGAATTCTTCGACGTGGCGGGCGAAGCGCTCCATGTCTGCAACTTTCTTCACGTCCAGCAGCACCGGGTGATACTTCAGCCGCTTGTCCGGGCGGATGCGGCACAGCTCGCCAGTCTCCGGATCCGTCCAGTAATGCGATGCTTCGCAGAATCCTTCCGCTTCAAGCAGCCAGCGCGATGCCGGGTGAGCCATTGCGCTATCACGCATCAGCTCCAGTTTCCGCCACTGCTCTTCATCAAGTACCGAAATACCCATATCCGCCACATCACGAAGAAATGCCTCTTCGTCAGCTTTACCTTGTTTCGTCCGACGATCGAATTTCGGTGAAACAATGAAGCGTTTGTCGAACTCTCCAGGCTCCAGAAGCAGACAGTGCAATGCGGTTCCCATATCCAGTGCAGACTTTTTCTCTTCGTCTTCTGGTGCTGCCTGAACCCATTTAAGAAGCGCCGGATTCTTGGCTACCATGTCCAGTTGCGACTTACTCACGCCGTCACCGGCGTGGTAGTCTTCGTTGCTGATGTCGAAATAAATTCCCGGTTTCATGCCGCGTCCCTCTGTCCATCAAGCTGATCCGCCAGATCCCAGCGGGCGATAATTGCCATTGCCTCGCGCCGGTAGGCATCCATCAGTTCTTCGAACTCAGGGCTGTCTTTAGCAGCCTCCAGTACTTCCTGACGAACGCCTTTGCCTGTTACAACGTCGAAAGTTGAGGACAGTTGATGAAGTCGGATGCTCTCAATCAGTTCAACTTGTCGGTCATATAGCTGTTCTGACAGGTGGTAGTCCTTGTCGAATGCCAGCATGATTTTTTGAAGATTTTTCTGCTGATTAACGTTCATTATCAGCCCTCCCATATCTCGTTATCGTTGGCCACATCGCGAGCTTCTTTGCTGACGAAAGCCCACTTGATGCCTTCCTGTAAGGTGCGGCACTTGGTGCTCATCAGCCCGCACGCCGTAACGCAGTACCAACCGTTGATGATTTTCCACTGCATAATTCGTTACCTCAGTGTTACCGTTGGGGTAATAATTATCCTTGTGTGGTTTGAAGTCAATAGGTATGATTATAAAAAATTACCCGTAAGGTAATTCTAAGGGCAATAAAAAAGCCGCTCAATGGCGGCTTAATATCTGAAATGTATGGATTTATTCTTGAGTTTTACCGTTCTGAACAATCACGAAATCGACGTAGCTCTCGATCTTGCTTTTCTCGCTCTCAGGTAACAATGCGTAGCGGGCCCGGTCGTAATGGATGGTCGCCGGGTCGCGAGGATGGATGAGCAACTCATAGCCGCGGCGGCCGAACGCGCTGGCGATCGCCTCCAGGGTGGAGATGGAAACGCTAACCTCATTGTTCAGCATGCGGTTGATTGTCGCCTGGGCAACGCCGGACGCCTTCGACAGCTTACCCTGGGAGGACAGGTCGCGGTTGTTCTGCATCCACGCTTCGAGGTTATGCGCCGCCAGCTGGCCGATATCGGAAGGGGTGATCTCCTCCTGGGGGATGGCAACAGCAGATAATGAGTGGTCGACGTCCAGCCAGTTCGACGGTTTGTTCGCTGCCTTCTCAATCTTGCGCGCCACCGTGTCGCCGACAACCTTCTGCCCGCGGGCCCAGCGGTTCACCAGGTTTGCCTGAGTTCCCAGTTTTTCCGCCAGACGAGTCTGCACCCCGTTAAAGTCACGGTCGATGATATCGTTAATATTCTGCCTGCGGATATCCTGAATACTTTTCATGCTCTGGTGAATCGCCTCATATATGAATTAGTTAGTGGTTCAATTAAAAGCGAATTTACCTCACAGGTAAATGCACCCGACAGGTAACAAACCTTGATTTTTATTACCTTCTGGGTGAATATTTGTTATCTGAAATTAATATCAGGCAATAGCTATGAGCGAGAACGAAAAATTCGACTTCAAAAAACACTGGTTGCAACTCACTCCTGATGAGCGAAATGCCTTTGCTGACGAGGCCGGAACGACCAGCCACTACATCCAGACTCATCTGACAGGCCGCCGGAAAATGCCCGGTAAGACATTGATGAATGGGCTATTTAAGGCATGTAAACAACGCGGATGGGTCAGAACTAAGCCTGAACTGGCTATCTTCTTCTACGAATAAAAACTCCTTCTAAACCCCATCAGGCCGCCTTCTGGCGGTCTTTTCATATCTATTCAGTCCTCTCAGGTAATAATAATCCGAATATGGTTGATCTTTTTTCGGCCATCGCACAAAATCATCGTAACCATAACCAGAATCTGAGGTGAAGTGTGGAGATTATCACTCGTATGTCAGCCGCGAAGGCTGGACTGAAGCGTTATTACACCGGAAAGCAGTGTAAGCGAGGCCATGACAGCGAGCGCTGGGTTTACAACGGCCATTGTGTGGAATGCACCATGGAGTCAAACCGCAGGCGCCAGGCAGAGATTAAACGGATTATGGATGAAGCTGCGAAAGGCAACGTGCCGGAGGTGATCTGATGGCGCGCATCCGCACAATTAAGCCTGAGTTCTGGACAGACGAGGATATGGCTGAGCTTTCAGAACCGGCATGCCTTTTAGCGATTGGCTTGCTGAATTATGCCGACGATGAAGGGTACTTCAACGCCAACCCTAAACTGATAAAAGCGGCTGTATTTCCAATCCGAGAACCGTCCGTTCCTATTCCGGTACTGATACAGGAGCTTTCCAGCTGTGGTTATTTGTCCATGTTTTCCACCTCAGATGGCAAGCAATTTGGGGCAATTACAAACTTCCTCAAACATCAGGTCGTAAACAAGCCAAAAGAAAGCAAAATCAAATGCTTACCTCTTATACCGTATGAGTACGGTACTGATACCGGACAAGTACCATTAGGAATGGATCAGGGATCAGGGATCAGGGAAAGTAAAACCCCTCTCTCTGCGCGCGAAGAAATTCAAACCCCTCCAGTTGCTCCAGTTGTCATTCCAGGTATCGGAGAGCCAATCGGCAAATTCACCATGCATGAAAACTGGCAGCCGTCAGATGACTTTGTCATGCGCGCCAGAATGTGGGGCCATGCAATACCTGCTGACGGGTACAAGAAATCAGACCTGATTGAATTCATCACCTACTGGATGGCGGAAGGCAATGTGATGCAACACGTGCAGTGGGAGCAGAAGTTTGCCCGGCTGCTGATGAACAGGAAAAAAAGAGCGGCAGGAAAGCGCGGTGAAAGCTCTGACGATGACGTACCACACTGGAACAGCCCAGAGGGCTGGAAGGATTTCTTATGAGTAACGTATTCGCAGCAATTCAGAATCGTGATGCTGGTGCCCTTGCTCGCATGATGGGGCCGGACAATCATCACGATCAGCAGGACAACGTTGTTAACATCAGCGCAGAGCGTCTCGTAGATGCCCTGTTCAAACAGCTTAAGCAACTATTCCCGGCGGCTGAGCAGACCAACCTGAAGACCGCGCAGCAGGAAACCGACGCGAAGCGCCAGTGGATAGCCGCATTCGCTGAAGGTGGGATCCGTACCCGCGAGCAGGTATCGGCAGGTATGCGTCATGCCCGCGCCAGTGAATCACCGTTCTGGCCTTCGCCCGGGCAGTTCATCAAGTGGTGCAAGGACAGCAAAATGGTGCTTGGCGTGAGCATCGAGGACGTGATGGGGGAGTTTCACCGTTACGCCAAAGAGAAAAGCTTACAGCCCGGAGGACCTGAGAGATTCCCGTGGCGCCACCCGGTCATGTACTGGATTGTATGCGATACCCGCCGTGCGATGTACCAGCGCCAGCTGAGTGAGGTGGAAGTTGAGAGGCATGCGCGCAAACTGCTTGAGGAATGGGCTGCGAAAGTGGCGGCCGGTCACCAGATTCCGGATCCGGTTCTCAGCATCCAGGCGAAGCCAGAGCCGATACAAACACCGGATGACACAGGGGGGAGTGCTTACCACCCTCCCGGAAAAAGCTTCGGATGCATGCCGAATTCCGCCACCCTTGGAGGGCTGACACCGGCCCAGTGGTTGATGGAGGAATACCGGCGAGGGAAGGCAGCGGGACTCATCAGGTAGCACCAGCGCGGCAGCGCATTTTTTTACGCCTGTATAATTACCTTGAAGGTAACAAAATATGCGCATAGCTATTGATTTTAACTCTAATGTGGATTTAAATTACCTGAGAGGTAAGCCATGACAGCAATATTAGGGATTGACCCGGGATGCAGCGGGGCGCTGGTTCTCGTAACTGAGCAGGGCGGATACATCGACCATCTGGCAATGCCAACCATCAAGGTCGGCACAAAGTCCAGGGTGAACGGCGCAGCGGTAGCTGCATGGGTTCGGCAGTACGGAATCACTCATGCGTACCTAGAGCAGGTCGGAGCCATGCCAGGACAGGGAACGGCAAGCATGTTCACGTTCGGGCATGCAGCTGGCGTAGCGGAGGGGATCCTCCAGGGGCTCAACATTCCGTACACGCTGGTAACGCCTCAGGCCTGGAAGAAGTCAGCCGGGCTTATCGGAAGCGACAAGGACGCAGCGCGCAGCAGGGCGATTCAGCTTTACCCGGAACTCAGGGCGCTGGATGCCAAAGCGAAAGGCCAGGCCATCGCGGATGCGCTGTTAATCGCAAGGTTCGGGATCGGCGTTAAATAACGATCCTTTTTGATATCAACGTAATCAATAACTTATACGGGTAAGTGGGGGTAAAGATGGAATGCAAAGTGAATGAGCTGGTAAAGCGCGGGCATGACCAGGCGGCAGAATTGAAATCATCGTGTGGTGCTGTCGATGTGCGCGACGTAGCGCAGTTCATCAGCGACTTGGCCACGCAACTGGATGTGCAACTGGCTCGCAGTAATACGCTGGCTTCGGAGAATGCGGGGCTGAAGGAGAGCCGCAAGAATTTGGCTGAATTCATTCACGAAGAACTGGACGCAGGCTATCCGCTGAATATGGATATCGAAACCCCGGCGACAGACGCTTTCCTGGCTGAAGTGCGGGCGCAGGGTGTGGAGATGTTAGTTAAGCACTGCGAGCAGAAAGCTCTGGAAAAATCCTATGACTTCTTCATGGATGCCGGAGCGGTTGCAGCACAGTTTGCCTACCAGCTTCGCAAAGGAGTGCAGTCATGAGCAACATCGACAAACGCACATTACGTGAAGCAGCTGAGGCAGTCGGAAAAAATGACTGGCAGTACGTCTACACAAGAGACCTAAGCGCCCCGGGGCTAGGATATATCACAGTAGGCGGAGCAGAGGCTATCTACTGTCTGAATAAAGCCACAGGGGGAGTGAAACAGTCTGAAAACGTTTTGAGATATATCGCCGCAGCCAAACCCGCCACCGTGCTGGCGCTGCTGGATGAGCTGGAAGCCAAAGACCAGAGGATTGCTGAGCTGGAAATGCACACTATGGCGTTAAGAGGATAACCCATGAGCACAATTACCAAACAATGGCTGCAGCAGAAAATTGCCGAGATGGAAGCTGCCCGTGATGATATCTCGTTCGGGCTTGGCGAAGATGGAACCAATACACTGGCGGCACTGCGTATCGCGCTGGCATCGCTCGAAGCTGAGGCTGTGTGCGTCATCGACCAGTCCAATCTTGATTATCTCAAATCTGGCTCCGATGCCGACGTATGGCCAGCATCCAGAACAGAAATGGGTGATGTGCTTCTGTACCGCGCCGCCCCGCCAGCGCCGGTATCTGTGCCGGATGATATAGACACTCGCATGAAGAATGCCGGTATGTTATCTGCGCCAGAAATTATTGCTGGCCAGCCGATTGATGCATTCATGAAGCATGCGGGTGTAGTGGATTTAGAAAGCCTGCTTAAGTGGTCTGAAATGCGCCGCGCTGAGTTCCTCCGTATGCAGGCAAAATATGAGTTGGGCGACAATCAAAAGGACGACATGTATGAGTGGGTTATCTCTCACGTCGCAGCTTTCAGCGAACTGCACGTAAACATCCGCGCCGCCATGCTTCAGGGTGCCGAACCTGTAACGACGGCTTGCAAGTTGCGCGATGCAGTCGAAATCATCCGTAACTCCGGCATAGCAATCGACGCCGAGAAAATCCTTGCAGAACGCGATGCTCTCAACGCTCCAGACTGCTGGTGCCGAACCTGCCGACCTGTAACCATGACTGACATGCGCTTCGTTGTCTGTCCTGAGTGCGGAAACAAACGCTGCCCTCATGCCAATGACCACCGTAATGCATGCACCGGAAGCAACGAGCCAGGTCAGGAAGGTAGCGCATATCCAGCAGCACCGCAGCAGGAGGTGAAGTGATGGACGAACTCAAAAACTTCAGCGCGACGGACTGGTTATTTTTCGCAACGCTGCTGATCGTATGGTTTTACATGGTTGTAAAAGCGTATAGCTGGTTAATAGGAGTCCTGCTTCACCGCGGTTGGAGATTGTGGAATCGCAAGGACGAGCAAACCCTGGCTATGGACTCGTTTTATGAGGCGTTCAGGCTGGCAGATATCGAGCCTGGTCAGAGAGTGGTTATTACTACCGAAAGCGGTATGACGTTCCACATCATTCGGCCAAAAGGTGATCGACATGCCTAACCCATTCGACGTGGTGATGTTCGTGCTGCTGGCAATCGGCGCACTTCAGCAAATGGGGTGGCTGCCATGGTGAGCAAACTTAAACAGCGGCGCCTGCGCCGCCTTAAAGCCGACGTGGCATGGTGGAAAGGTGAAGCCTCGGACCTGTACGCCAGAGTCATGGAGCAGGCAGATGAAATAGCCGAACTCCGCAGGCTGGTTATCCGCGTGCCGATGCCGGTGGTGGTACCGGCAGATATCGTCCAGGGTATTAACGTGAAGGGTGCGTTTGCGATGGGCATCGAACGCTATGGTGATGCGATGCTGAAGCTGGCGAAGAAGGAGGATAGTGATGGTTAACGTAACCCAGGAATCACTGGCCGAGAAGATTAAGCGGCTTGAATCGCGAGGCAATGCTGAATACGCATTAGGGTTAACCATTAACGAGGAGTATCAGCTTGCAGCGTACCGCATGCTCCTCAAGTATCTGGCAGGTCATGCTGAAGCGAACAGGGAGAATGGCAATGGCTAAGACAGCAGCAGAACGCAAAGCGGCGCAGCGTGCCCGCCAGGCGGAAGCCGGTGAGCGCAAACTGGAGCTGATGCTCGACGAGCAGGAAATGGAGATGCTGGCGCGGAACTGTGCGGAGCGTCGCCCGGGTAGGGAGCCATACGAACTTAGCGAGTACATCGCTCTGCTTATCCGCCAGGATGATGCGCGGGTGCGCGGACGCATCAAAGCCATCAGCGCCAACAAGTGCGGGAAGTGCGACGACATCCTGCCGGTGAAGTCCTGCCCGTGCGCCGGTGATTCTGCCTGCTGGGTTACGCAGGGCTGGCACGAAACGAAACTAGCGGTGTGACAGGTCACGGCTGGTTGACTAAATCCTCACATGATTATACTGTTTAAATGTACAGTATTTTTATGTGAGGTTCCATCATGGGCTTTCCATCTCCGGCAAAAGACTACGCAGAAGCAGCTCTCACCATCACCAGCCTGTGCGGATATGACGGCAACTGCCGCACCATTGAGACGTCGGCGGGATACGCCATTATCAATGTTTCTCACAAACCACATCCGGGTGACACCGTGCTGATTTCGTATTGTGGACGCACAGAGTTCGCCGTCGTGCAGGGCAAGGCGCTGATCACTCCTGACGGTGAAGCGCTAGAAGGTGAGGCGCTGGATGATACGACGGTGCACGGTGTGGTGACCCACTTCCTGAACCGCGTGGACAATCAGCGGCCCGACCCGATACCAGTCATGTAACATCTGCGTGGGCGTGATAGTATTACCTGCATGGTAATAAAATTACTCAGGTGGTAATGATGCACGCGACACCAAAACCGCATAAGCGCAAATCAACGCAATTTGAGCCGCTCAGTGTTCTGAAGGAGGCTTATTGCCAGGAATACATCAAATGCCCGGAGAATCAGACTCAGGCGGCGATTAATGCCGGATATTCCCCCAATACAGCGGCTAAGTTTGCCAGCCAGAACATGCGCGATGAGCGCGTTCAGAAACGAATCGCAGAACTGATGGAACAGCGCAACAAGCGAAACCGCGTCAGCGCTGATTACGTCCTCATGCGCCTGGTTGAAATTGACCAGATGGACGTGCTGGATATCCTGAACGACGACGGCGGGATGAAGCCGATCGCTGAATGGCCGAAAGTCTGGCGTACCTCACTAAGCGCGATGGATATCGCTACCATCAAGACGACTCAGGCCTCTCTGCAAAAAGAGAATGGCGAGGCGGATCTCTCTGTGGAGGATGTCGAGCATATCCTGAAGAAGGTAAAGTGGCCGGACAAGGTGAAGAACCTCGAACTGATTGGTAAGCACGTCGACGTTAACGCGTTCAAAGAGCGCCTGGAGGTTTCCGGCACGGTCACCATCGCCGACCGCATGGCCGCCGCCCGGCGCCGCGTCATAGAGCAGGCTGGTGGTGAAGAATGACAGCCGCAGCCATGTCGCCGGAAGAGCAACTCGTCGAGGATATCGCCTCGTTCACGTATGACCCGCTGGGCTATGCGCTGTATGCGTTTCCGTGGGGCGAGGAAGGCACAGAGCTGGCGCACGCCACCGGTCCGCGTAAGTGGCAGGCAGACGCATTCCGCGAGATACGCGATCACCTGCAGAACCCGGCGACGCGTCACCAGCCGTTGATGCTGGCCCGCGCATCCGGCCACGGCATCGGCAAGTCAGCTTTCATCTCGATGCTGATTAACTGGGGCATGTCGACCTGCGAGGACTGCAAGGTGGTGGTGACCGCCAACACCGACAACCAGCTGCGCACCAAGACATGGCCGGAAATCATCAAATGGTCGAATCTGGCTATCACGAAAGAGTGGTTCACCTGCACCGCCACGGCGATGTACAGCAATGACCCAGGCCACGACAAGCGCTGGCGAGCTGACGCAATACCGTGGTCTGAGCACAACACAGAGGCGTTCGCCGGGCTGCACAACGAGCGTAAGCGTATCATCGTGGTATTCGATGAAGCGTCCAACATTGCAGATCTGGTGTGGGAAGTTGCTGAAGGTGCGCTGACGGACGAAGACACGGAAATTATCTGGGTGGCGTTTGGGAACCCGACGCGTAACACCGGGCGCTTCCGCGAATGCTTCCGCAAGTACAAGCACCGCTGGAAGTGCGCGCAGATTGACAGCCGCACCGTGGAAGGCACAAACAAGCAGCAGCTGCAGAAATGGGTTGACGACTACGGCGAAGACAGCGACTTCGTGAAGGTCCGCGTGCGGGGGATCTTCCCTGACGCGTCAGAACTCCAGTTTATCCCAACAGGCCTTACAGACGAGGCCATGAAGCGGGTGGTTACCGCCGGGCAGGTTGCTCACGCTCCTGTGATTATCGGCGTCGACCCGGCGTATTCCGGAGTTGATGACGCGGTGATATACCTGCGGCAGGGGCTGCACAGCAAAGTGCTCTGGACCGGCAACAAGACCACCGACGATTTGATTATGGCTAAGCGAATCGCCGACTTTGAAGACCAGTACCAGGCTGACGCGGTGTTCATCGACTTCGGTTACGGCACCGGGCTGAAGTCCATCGGTGACGGCTGGGGCAGGACATGGCAGCTAATCCCGTTCGGCGGCGGCTCGACCGATCCCCAGATGCTAAATAAGCGCGGAGAGATGTTCAACAGCTGCAAGACGTGGCTGAAGCTAGGCGGCGCGCTGGACGACCAGGAGACGGCTGATGACCTGTCTGCGGCAGAGTACAAAGTCAGGGTGGACGGCAAGATCGTCATTGAGCCGAAGGAAGATATCAAAGAGCGCTTGGGCCGCTCGCCGGGCAAGGGTGACGCGCTGCTGCTGACGTTTGCCTTCCCGGTTACGAAGCGCCTACGCATTCCAGGGCAGGATAGTCAGCAGGGGAAAGCGGTCACAGATTACGACCCGTGGAAATAGCTAATAAAATCAATGGGCGCAAAATTGCGCCTGGTGGGACGCAAGCAAATACGTGGTGGTTGCCGATTATACTCAGTGAATTTCTATAAGGTATTGATTTAGTTACAGACGACATTTTTGTCCTCTGGATAGATAAAACAAAGCCCGCGCATCGGCGGGCTGATTGTGACATGTCACGGCGCTAGAAAGTAATTTTATCGAATGCGGCGTTTATTGCATTGGCATCCTGCACGGCACCACGCTCATCAAGTAAAGATCTTTTACTAAGCACCTCAGCCAGGCACTGCAGTTTCGTGTGGTAGAGATTCTCGCGGCGAATCTCTTCAGCAGGAGATTGTTTCTGAATGCCTTCAACTGTCTTCGTCATAATATTCACCTTAAAAAAATGCCCGGGCGAACCGGGCGAACCGGGCGAACCGGGCGAACTGGAAGCAAGGGTCTACGGAGTGCCCTCCTTGGCGGGTGATGCAGGGTTTACAGCGCAACGTCATCGGAATGGCGTTCTGCTGTAAAAAAAGTGTCGGTACCAGCGAGCGCTAACTCGGGGATGAATCTGGTACCGACAAAGCTACACAGCAATTACATGGGCACTACGGTTTACCACGGTCCTAACGTGATTGGGTTGTGGTGCCGGATTCGAACCGGCGCGGCGATCCTTTCGGGACCCATTACCCGCCCATGCAGCAATGGCAAGCATGGATGGAGCTCTAACCAATTCCTGAGCTAACCACAACGGAAAGAGCACTGACTTCGAGCAGACCTTGGGCCCAGGAACGACGATCAATCTCAATGCTCTTACCTGTTATGGCCTCGTCTCTTCCGAGGTGTCACACCGTATCGCCACGATGGTGAGTCGTCATGTCGTGCATACCGATAACACAGACTTGCACATTCCGGCTACCCGCTCAGGGGATAAGGAAACCAAGGAACCCCGCCGGACCGCTGCGGCACATGTGCCATATACCGTACTGCTCACACCTGGAAGCGCACTCACCAGTTTTGATTTAGCGACAAGACACAGAACCGATATCGAAGTGCGCTTTCATGTTGTGTGCGGAGATGATGCTCCGCTTATCCACCGCCTTTACTTTTAAGCCCAACATGCTGCTGCGGTACTCCGGGCTACTGCATGAGCGGTCACATAACCACCTCCGCAATCCGATTGATTTCGTAATTAATTACCTGAAGGGTAATAATAACATTCGAGTATGTCAATACACTACGTAAAATAATCCTTATATGGTTAAATTGGTAATAATTTAATCGTGTGTGAGGTTATAGCTATGTGTATCGGCAGCAAGGCTCCATCAGTGCCAGCGGCACCAGAAGTTCAGGCTGCACCTCAGGAGCAGGACGCCGCTGTGGTCAGCGCCCGCGATGACGAAGAGCGTCGCCGCCGCGCAGCAGCAGGCACCAAGTCGACAATGCTGACCGGTGCTCAGGGCGACACTTCCGCAGCTAACACCAGCGGCAAAACGCTGCTCGGTCAGTAACGGAGATCTGGCAGATGGCGGAAACCGAAAAAGAGCGGCTGCTGAAGCAGCTCGCACAGCTGAAAAATGAGCGCACATCGTTCGAGCCACACTGGCGCGACCTGAGCGACTTTATCAATCCGCGCGGTTCCCGCTTCCTGGTGTCAGACGTTAACCGTGACGATCGCCGCAACACCAAGATTGTTGACCCGACAGGCTCAATGGCTCAGCGCATCCTGTCCAGTGGCATGATGTCAGGCATTACCAGCCCGGCCCGCCCGTGGTTCAAGCTGGCGACGCCTGACCCCGACATGATGGATTACGGCCCGGTGAAAGTCTGGCTGGAAGTCGTGCAGCGCCGCATGAACGAAGTGTTCAACAAGTCGAATCTGTACCAGTCACTTCCTGTCATGTACGCCAGCCTGGGTACTTTCGGTACCGCCGCTATGGCCGTGTTAGAAGATGACCAGGACGTGATCCGCACAATGCCATTCCCTATCGGCAGCTACTACCTGGCGAACAGCCCACGCGGCAGCGTCGATACTTCATTCCGCCAGTTCTCCATGACCGTGCGCCAGCTGGTGCAGGAATTCGGCTTGGACAACGTAAGCACATCAGTCAGGGGCATGTGGGATAACGGCACGTATGAGGCATGGATTGAGGTAAACCACTGCATCACGCCAAACATCAACCGCGACAGCGGCAAGATGGACAGCAAGAACAAACCGTATCGCTCTGTCTATTTCGAGACCGGCGGCGACTCCGACAAGCTGCTGCGTGAATCCGGGTTCGATGAATTCCCTATCCTGGCGCCGCGCTGGGAAGTGAACGGCGAGGACGTTTACGCATCCTCCTGCCCTGGCATGCTGGCACTCGGTCAGGTTAAGGCCCTTCAGGTTGAGCAGAAGCGTAAAGCTCAGCTGATCGACAAGGCCACCAACCCGCCGATGGTTGCGCCGTCGTCGCTGAAGAATCAGCGCGTTTCCCTGCTGCCTGGTGATGTGACTTATATCGACGTGGTGAGCGGCCAGGACGGTTTCAAGCCTGCTTATCTGGTCAACCCGAATACTGCCGACCTGCTGGCTGACATTCAGGACACCCGTCAGACCATCAACAGCGCCTACTTTGTCGACCTCTTCATGATGCTGCAGAACATCAACACCCGCTCAATGCCGGTGGAAGCGGTGATCGAGATGAAGGAAGAGAAGCTGCTAATGCTCGGCCCGGTGCTGGAGCGCCTGAACGACGAAGCGCTTAACCCGCTTATCGATCGCGTGTTCTCCATCATGGCGCGCAAGAACATGCTGCCGCAACCGCCGGAAGTTATGCAGGGCATGCCACTGCGCATCGAATACATCTCCGTTATGGCGCAGGCGCAGAAATCTATCGGCCTCACCAGCCTGTCGCAGACAGTTGGCTTTATCGGCCAGCTAGCACAGTTCAAACCTGAAGCACTCGACAAGCTCGACGTGGATCAGGCTATCGACGCGTTCTCCGAAATGTCCGGCGTATCGCCAACCGTCATCGTTCCTCAGGAGCAGGTGCAGGGCATTCGCGAAGAGCGCGCGAAACAGGTTCAGCAGGCACAGGCCATGCAGATGGGTATGGCAGCTGCGCAGGGTGCCAAGACACTCAGCGAGACGCAAACCACTGACCCTAGCGCGCTTACAGCTATCACTAACGCAGTGGGAGCGGCGCAGCAATGACTGACTTGGACGAAGAAGAACTGCGCGTTCAGAACGAGCGGAAGAAGCACGATCTGGAGCAGCGCGAAAAGGACGACATCCAGTTTGTCATGGGCAGCGAGCAGGGGCGTCGTGTCATCTGGTCACTGCTTGAGAAAGGTCAGGTGTTCGGCGCCTGCTTCAACGTAGACCCGCACATCACCGCATTCAACGAAGGGCAGCGCAACCTGGCGCTGGTGTTACTGCAACGCGTCATGGCGCACTGCCCGGATCAGTATCTGAAGATGGCCGCAGAGGCCAGTATACAGGAGTAACCATGAATTTATTTGATCGTTTGCTGCATCGCCGTCTTTGCAATGAGCAATCCACTGAAGGTGGCCAGGCAGATACAGCTTCAACTGGTGCCACTGGAACAACTCAAGGCGCTGGCGAAACGCAGCAGCAAACTCAGGCGCAGGATAACGCGACGGGTACTGATTCTGACACTGGTTCAGAAACTCAGAAAACCGAGGAAGAACTTGCTGCTGAAAAAGCCAAATCCGAAAAAGCAGAAAAGGATAAGAAGCCAGAAGGCGCGCCGGAGAAATACGAATTTACCGCTGGTGAAGGCGTTGAGCTGGACACCGAAGCGCTGAAGGACTTTGAGCCGGTTGCCCGCGATCTGAACCTGACCAATGAGCAGGCGCAGAAGCTGGTAGACGCGTATCCGAAAATTCTGGCCGGTGTGCAGCAGCGTCAGGCAGAAGCCTGGCAGGCACAAACAGAGCAGTGGGCTGCTGACGTCAAGGCAGACAAAGAGATCGGCGGAGACAAGCTGACCGCAAACCTCAGTGCCGCGCAGCGTGCTCTGGACCTGTTCGGCACGCCTGAGCTCAAAACATATCTGAACGATACCGGGCTGGGTAATCACCCTGATCTGGTGAAGGCGTTTGTGAAAATCGGTAAAGCCATGTCTGAAGACGGCATGGTCGATGGCAGTAATCAAGGCCAGCGTAGTGCGGCCGAAGTGCTTTATGGCTAATAAGAGAGGATATAACCATGGCTGTTAAAGGCGTAAATGCGCTGACGCTGGCTGACTGGGCTAAGCGCACCGATCCAAACGGGAAGGTAGACAAGATTGTCGAACTCCTTTCCCAGACAAACGAAATCCTGACGGACATGATGTTCGTAGAGGGCAACCTGCCAACAGGGCACCGCACCACTGTGCGATCTGGTTTGCCATCTGCGACATGGCGCTTGCTGAACTACGGTGTGCAGCCAAGCAAATCAACCACCGTACAGGTTACAGACTCCTGCGGGATGCTGGAAACCTATGCTGAGGTTGATAAGTCTCTGGCTGATCTGAACGGCAATACTGCTGAATTCCGTCTGTCGGAAGACCGTGCATTCATCGAAGGTATGAACCAGCAGATGGCTCAGACGCTGTTCTACGGCGATACCAGTGTGAACCCACAGCAATTCATGGGCCTGTCATCCCGTTACTCCAGCAAGTCTGCAGGTAACGGCCAGAACATTATCGACGCTGGCGGTACCGGCACTGATAACACCTCTATCTGGCTGGTGGTATGGGGTGAAAACACCGTTCATGGCATCTTCCCGAAAGGGCAGAAAGCTGGCCTACAGACTCAGAACCTTGGTGAGCAAACCCTGGTCGATGCCAGTGGTGGTAAATACCAGGGCTATCGTACCCATTACAAATGGGATAACGGTCTGGCACTGCGTGACTGGCGCTACGTTGTGCGCATCGCCAACATCGATGTGAGCGATCTTTCTGTACCTGGCTCAGCGGCAAACATCGTCACGCTGATGGTTAAAGCGCTTCACCGCGTTCCTAACCTGAAGATGGGTCGCGCTGCGTTCTATATGAACCGCACCGTTGCCCAGGCTCTCGACCTTCAGTCTCTGGATAAAGCTTCTCTGGCTCTGTCCGTAAAAGAGACCGAAGGCGAATTCTGGACCACGTTCCGTGGCATCCCAATCCGTGAAACCGATGCGATTCTGGAAACAGAAGCGCGTGTTGTTTAACGCCTGTCATTAACTGATGGGCCTTAACCGGCCCATGAATGGAGAAAGAAAATGATCCTCGACAAACTGTTGATGTTCTCCGAAGCGCAGGCGGTTACTGCTGGCGGCGCTTCAACTGACGTTATCGACCTCGGTCCTATCGACGGCACGCGCCGCGATATCGGCGTTGGCGAGCCTCTGGAATTCTGGGCAAACGTGAATACCACTGCAACTGCAGCTGGTGCCGCCACCCTGAATGTCCAGCTGCAGACCAGCCAGGATAACTCCACCTGGACCACGCTGTACGACAGCGGAACGCTGGCGCTGGCAGCACTGACAGCGGGCAAACGTCTGTTCTCTGCCAAAGTTCCGGCAGGCGTTCAGCGCTATCTGCGCGTCAACTACGTGGTCGGTACTGGACCGCTGACTGCTGGCGCGTTCACCTCGGGTATTAACCTGGATGTTGACAACAACACTCCATACTACCCAATCCGTTCCAAAGTGACTGGCTAAGGTGGAAGCGATGGAAAAAGCAAAATACCGCGTCCTGCGCTTATCCCATATTCATAACAACCTCTGGCCGGAAGGCTCAGAGATTGAATATGAGGGTGAGCCAGGATCGGCGCTGGAGCCGATCAATGCAGCTGCGGAAAAAGCCAAAGCAGCGGCGCTTAAAAAGCGTGGTCTTGAATTTGTTAAGCCAGAGTCAGAAGTGAAAAATGATGATGGCAATAGCAATGACAATACCGACGGTGACGACGATCTGGAAAAGCTTCGCGAAGAGTATGAATTGCTCTTCAACGATAAGCCTCATCCAAATACGGGCGCCAAAAAACTCCGCGAGAAGATCGCAGAGAAGCGTGCGGAACTGGGCGTGTAAGCCTCGCTAATCAAACAGGGGGCTTCGGCCCCCTTCTTGCAGGAGCCCATTATGGAACTGGTAAATCTCAAAACCGGCACCGATACCTATCAGGACGAGGAAGGGAAAACCCAGACTCGCGATGATTATCCCTGGGGCCTGTGCATTAGCCTGGATAATGACACGCTTAACAGACTCGGTATAACCAGTCTGCCAGTTGGTGGAATGGTGATGATCACTGCAAAAGCGCTCGTTAAATCAACCTCTGAACGCCAGGATGAAAACGAAGTGTGCCGCCGTGCAGAGCTGCAGATCACCGATATGGCAATGGCGCCTGATTCCAGCGAGCCGCCAAAGACGGCAGCACAAACTCTCTATGGTGGGGAGGATGATTAATGGCCTCCGTTATCGAGATCTGCAACCGCGCGCTGAGCAATATCGGAAACAGCCGCAGCATTAACAGCCTGACTGAGGCCAGCAAAGAGGCCGGGCAGTGCTCCCTGCATTTCGATTCATGCCGCGATGCTGCGCTGGCGGACTTTGACTGGAACTTTGCCACCAAACGCCTGGCGCTGGCCGATACCAATAATCCGCCGCCTGACTGGCAATACGCATACCAGTACCCGACTGACTGCCTGCGCATCACCGAAATTATGGTGCCCGGTGTTCGTAACCCGACGGCTGCCATGCGCATCAACTATGAGGTCGGCTCCAACGGTGACGGCACTGGGAAGCTGATTTACACCGACCAGCCGCAGGCCTGGCTGAAGTACATTGCGCGCGTCACTGACGTGAACATGTTCGATCCCATCTTTATGGAAGCTCTGTCATGGCGTCTGGCCGCCGCCATCAACATGCCGCTAACCGGCAGCGCAGATCTCGGTAACAACGCCCTGAACATGTACCGAAACGTCATCCTGAGCGCTGGCTCGCATAGCCAGAACGAATCTCAGGAGCCGCAGCCGCCAGTCGATGAGTTTACCGCAGCGAGGTTGTCATAATGGCTATCAGTTGGATACAGCCGAGCTTTGCCGGTGGTGAGATCGGACCGTCGCTGTACGGCCGCATTGATATGTCGAAGTATCAGGTGGCGCTGCGCAAGTGCGATAACTTTATCGTCCGTCAGTATGGAGGCGTTGAGAATCGCCCTGGAACGCGCTTCGTCGGAGAGGCAAAATATTCAAACAAAAAATGCCGCCTTATCCCGTTCCAGTTTTCGACCGTACAGACCTATGCGCTGGAGTTCGGCGATGGCTATATGCGCGTTATCAAAGACAGCGCGTATGTGCTCAACAGCAGCAATGTGATTTACGAACTGGCGATGCCGTATGCTGAGGCCGACCTGTTCCGCATCAAATTCACGCAGAGCGCAGACGTGCTTACGCTGGTACACCCGGCATATCCGCCGAAAGAGCTGCGCCGCTACGCGCACGACAACTGGCAAATCGTCGATGTCACCACCAAAAACGGTCCTTTCGAAGACATCAACGTTGATCAGTCAATCAAGGTGTATGCCAGCGCCAGCACCGGAACAATTACGCTGACGGCAAGCTCACCCATCTTTGGTGCTGAGCAGGTCGGAAAACTTTTTTATCTCGAGCAGCCGGCGGTTGATTCCGTTCCAGTCTGGGAAACCAGCAAGACCACTGCTATCAACGATGTGCGACGCGCTGACAGCAATTACTACCGGGCCAATACAGCCGGCAAGACCGGCACTCTACGACCGTCACATACAGAAGGGATGTCGTGGGATGGCTGGGGCGGAACAGGATCAACAGACACCGGTATTCAGTGGGAATATCTGCACAGCGGTTTCGGTATTGTGCGTATCACCGCTGCGTCAGGGACTACCGCCACGGCCACGGTGATCAGCTATATCCCGTCTCAGGTCGTTGGATCGGCGAATGGGAGCTACAAGTGGGCTCGTTACGCCTGGAACAGCGTCAACGGCTACCCTAGCACGGTTGTTTACTACCAGCAGCGTCTGTATTTCGCCGCGTGCACCGCGTACCCGCAAACCATCTGGGGCAGCCGTACTGGGGATTACAAGGATTTTGGTAAAAGCATCCCATTACAGGACGACGACAGAATTATCTACACCTACGCCGGGCGCCAAGTAAATGAGATCCGCCATCTTATCGATGTAGGCAGCCTGGTTGCGTTGACGTCCGGCGGGGAATACACGATATCCGGAGACCAGAATAAGGTGCTCACTCCGTCGGCTTTCTCGTTCAGTTCACAGGGAAACAACGGTTCAAGCAATGTGCCTCCGATCGCCGTGGCAAACATTGCGCTCTTCATCCAGGAGAAGGGCAGCGTGGTCCGTGATCTGGCTTACTCCTTCGACGTCGACGGGTACCAGGGCACTGACCTGACCATACTCGCAAACCACCTTTTCCAGAAACGCAGCATTGTCGACTGGTCATTCTGCATCGTGCCGTACAGCAGCGCGTTCTGCATTCGAGACGACGGAAAACTGCTGGTGCTGACCTATCTGCGCGATCAGCAGGTATTCGCCTGGGCGCCGCAGTCCAGCACCGGGAAGTACGAAAGCACCTGCTCCATCAGCGAGGGCAGTGAGGACGCTGTTTATTTCGTGGTTAACCGCACCATCAACGGCCAGACGAAACGTTACATCGAGCGCCTGTCCAGCCGACTGTTTACCAGTGATGAAGATGCGTTCTTTGTCGACTGCGGTCTGAGCTATGACGGGCGAAACACTTCATCCCGCACACTGACAATCAGCGGTGGCACTGGCGACTGGAGTTACCAGGTCGACTACCCGGTAACGATTACCGGCGGAGCTTATTTCGTCAACACGGACGTTGGCGCGCAGATCCAGTTCCCGTACTCAGAAACGAATCCTGATACTGGCGCGGTGGTGGCGAAAGAGTTACGTGGCGATATTGTTTCGGTAACCAGCAGCACGGCGGTGGTAGTACGCTTTAACCGTAACGTTCCTGCAGTCCTGCGCAGCGCGGCCACGACAAACTGGCAGATGGCGCGCCAGACTTTCAGCGGCCTGTCACACCTCGAAGGTCAGACAGTCAACATCCTCTCAGACGCCAGCGTTGAACCACAGAAAATCGTAACTGGTGGCGCTGTCACTCTGGAATCACCTGGCGCGGTGGTGCATATCGGACTGCCGATAACCGCAGAATTCGAGACGCTGGACATCAACATCAACGGGCAGGAAACGCTGCTGGATAAAAAGCAGGTCATTCCTACCGTCACGATGGTGGTCAACGCCAGCCGCGGTATCTGGGCAACCACACCGGGCGGAACATGGTACGAATATCCGCAGCGTGAGTTCGAGTTTTACGACGACCCGGTTGATGATGCCACCGGCAAGGTTGAGGTGAAGCTCGACAGCAACTGGGATAAAAACGGGCGCGTTAAGGTCAGACAGACCGACCCTCTTCCGCTTTCCGTTCTGGCTGTAATACCACGCCTTGCCGTAGGGGGCTTCTGATGCTTAATGCTCAAATCGTACCGGCCACCGCAGAGCATATCGAAGCCATGCTTCCGCATGTCCGCAAGGCCGACGTCGACGAATTTCTGGCGACAAACGGATGGAGCCCGCGCCGCGTACTTGAAACCGGTCTGCGCACGTCAACATTCTGCTGCGCCGGCCTGGTTAACGGGGAGGTGGTAACCATCTTCGGAGTAGCCCCTGCATCCATGATCGGCGGCAGCGGCATCCCATGGCTGGTGGGCACCGATGCGCTGGAGAAATACCAGCGCACTTTCCTGCGTCGCTGCGGGAAAGCAGTCAATGCAATGCTGACCGTTTACCCGTATCTTGAAAATTATGTTGATGCCCGCAACCACGTCGCGCGCGTATGGCTGCACTGGCTTGGTTTCACCATCGAAGATCCTAAGTCTTATGGCATCAATAATCTCCCGTTCCACCGTTTCCACATGGAGAGAAAATAATGTGTAGCCCAGCGATCGCACTGGTTGCTGTAACGGTAGCATCCGCTGCCGCCAGCGCATACAGCCAGAACCAGCAGGCAAAATATACTTCTGCTGTAGCTGAGAAGAACGCAGATATTGCTGAAGCTCAGGCGCAGGACTCAATCAACAGAGGTAACGCTCAGGCTGATGAGATTCGCCGCCGTAACCGCCAGGCAGCAGGTACCCAGGCCGCCACAATGGGCGCTACAGGTGCAGAGCTCTCCACAGGAAACGCGCTGGATATCTTCGGTGATACTGCTCAATTCGGCGCGCTGGATGCTCTGACTACCGTTAACAACGCCCAGCGCGAGGCATATGGCTATCAGGTGCAGGGCAGTAATTTCCAGTCTCAGGCTGATGCAACTCGCAGCGCGAACAGTGCGGCGCTCACCCAGACACTGCTAACCACTCCTCTAAAGGCTTATGGCGCCTATCAGATGGGTGGTGGAACATGGTCTCCATTCAGCCAGAAGGCTGCGCCAATCAGCGCGGCGGTCGGAACCAGAACAGGGCGCTAAGGAGATATTATGCCAACAGTACCAACTGTAAACGGTCGTCAGGTTGAGAGCAGAGGATTCCAGTCACCTGGTCTTCAGGCATTCGATACGCCACAAACTGCTGATGTGCTCGGTCAGGCCGCAGAACAATACGCAGGCGCATTCGCCCAGGCCAAACAGCGCGCAGATGTTGCCCAGGCGCAGGATGCCTCCCTGCAGCTAAGCCAGATATCCAGCGATCTTCTGACAAACCCTGATACCGGCCTGCTCAACATGCAGGGTAAAAATGCACTCGGTAAGGGGCAGGAATACACCCAGGAATTCGACTCGAAGGTTGAGCAAATTGCCATGACGCTGCCGGAATCTGCTCGTGCTGGTTTCATGCAGCAGGCGCAGCAGCAGCGCGTTCAGTTTACATCGCAGGCAGGGCGCCACGAGATCACCCAGCTTAATGCCTACGAAGAAGGGCAGTTCCAGGCAACGCTGGCGAACAACGGGAAACTGGCGGCATCTGCATATGCCGACAATGCTAATTACGTGCTGTATAACCAGCAGACTTTCCAGCAGATCGAAGACTACGGCGCCGCGCATGGCTGGAGCCAGGAACAGATTCAGGCGAAAAAGATTGAGTTCAAGGAGAAGGTTGCCGACGCTTCGCTGTCTCAGTGGTCAGCCAACAATGCTATCGACTTTATACACAGCAATGGCGAACTGAGCGACACGGCAACAGGCTCCCGCCGTGCGGTATCTGAAGGGGGGAGTGGCGACAGTGCCCGCGGCATCCGGAACAATAACCCCGGCAACCTCGAGTACAGCAAAACCAACCCGTGGATTGGTCAGACTGGTGATGATGGGCGATTTGCTAAATTCGAAACTCCGGAGCATGGTATCCGCGCGCTGGGCCGCAACCTGCTGTCTTACCAGAGACAGGGCATTGATACCGTCAGTGACATTATCAACCGCTGGGCGCCGCCGTCTGACAACAATAATACCGACGCATATATCAAGGCGGTATGTGCTCAGCTCGGAGTTACGGCAGATCAGCAACTCGACGCCTCAAACCCTGACACTCTCAAAGCGCTGTGCGCCGCTATCATCCATCATGAAAACGGCAGCCAGCCGTATACTGACCAACAGCTTTCTACCGGCGTCAGCGCGGCCATCGGTCTCTCTCAGTTGCCGACCAGCACCAAACGCTACACCGGCAACGCGGCATTCGACGCCGCATCTCCTGAGGCACAGGCCACATTCCTTCGCCAGGCAGATCAAATCCGCAAGCAGCAGCAGGCGGAGTATCGCACCAGTATCGACAGCCGGGTGCGCGATGCCAGCGCGGCATACATGCGCGGCGTAGATTTCCCTGATGCACCAACGCAGACCGACTTCCTGGCAGCCTACGGCGTGCGTGAAGGAAATCTGCGGTACACCGAGTTCAAAAATACGCAGATCGCCGGGCAATACATCGGGTCATTCCGTAACATGCCGACGAGCAGCATCACAGCCTACGTTGATCAGCTGCGCCCGGGAACCGGAGAAACAGGCGAGGGTTATGCATCCCGTGCTGAATTATTCGATCAGGTGTCGGCGGCGGCCACGAAGGTAATCAGCCATCGCCAGAATAACCCGTTCAATGCTGCGGTGGAGATTGGCGCCTATAAGCCGATCGCCAGCAACAACCCTAACGACATCACAGCCGAGGTGGCTAACCGTTTCTCTTCACAGGAAAGCCTGCGCGCGCTGGGCATCAATGCGCCGATCCTTTCCAGTGAAGAGGCCGCAGCTCTTTCCGAGCAGGTACGCGGCACAAAAGACGTAAACCAGACCATCAGCCTGTTGCAGAGCATGGGTGAAACGCTGTCTGCACCGGCAATGCGCCAGGTTGCATCTGCCATTGCACCGAACAACGCGGCTACAGCCTATTCTGCTCTGCTGCTGGGCACGCCGGATAACCAGTACGACAATACCAAGCCGTCTATCGCATACAGTCAGTTCATCGGCTACAAGCCGACCATGAACAAGTACGATGTTTCTAAGGTGATCCTGGCCGGTGACCAGTTGCTGAACCCGACCAAAGCGATGAAAGATGCCGGGATAACTCCGGTCCAGTTGCCGAGCGAAGATAAGCTGAAGCGCGCATTCGACGATCAGGTTGGCAACTCTTTCGCCAACAACCCGCAGGCGCGCCAGCTCAGCTACAACCTTTTCAAAGCAGCTTACGCCGGGATCGCTTATCAGTCAGGCGATGCCTCCATGACACGAACTGATGCCGCAAACTCCGACGTAGTGGAGAAGGCCGCACAGTATGCTACAGGCGGCGTGTATAAGGGATTCAATGGTGGCGATGTGGTAATGCCGTTCGGCATGGATAAATCGACGTTTAAGGACCGCTACACCGCATCTGCTCAGCAGGCTCTGAAAGATGCCGGTCTGAACGTCAACGCTGCGTCAAACTTCACCCCGGTCAATATCGGCAATAACCAGTATCGACTGGTAAGCGGCAGCGGTCGCTGGGCGACAGATGCGAAAACCAATGAAGCTATCGTCGTGAGGGTCGAATAATGTCTGATGTATTTTCTCTGGCGCCAGAAGGCCAGGCATGGACCGACGATAAAACAGCGGCAAACCCGGCGCGGCCTGAAGACTATGAGCCGACATTCTTTCAGGGCTCAATCGCTGCGCCGGTGCGCGGCGTGGCTGAAGGCACTCTGGGCCTGGCGCAATCTGCCGTAGGATTCAGTAAGCGCCTGATTAGCGATCCGGCATTCACCGCCGACGTTGCGCCGACAGTGAATATCTTCAGGGTGATGTTTCCTGACGCGGATAAAGCGTTGAATGACACATACGATACGATCGGCAAACAGCTGCAGGACGCTCGCGGATACGTGAAGCCTGATGCCGGTAGCCAGGGCACGGCTGCCGAGGTGCTTTATGGTCTCGGTCAGTTCGTGCCTGCCATCGGTGCAACCATTGTTGGCGGCCCGACCGTTGGCGCTGCGACGGCATTCAGCTCGACTTATGAGCAGTCCTATCAGGATTTCAAAGGGAAGGGTGTCGACGAGTCGACGGCGCGCAACCTGGCAACTCAGCAGAGCCTTTTCAATGCAGCTGGCATGGCATTACCTGCAGCCGTCGGCAGAACGCTGGCAACGCGAATTGCCTCAGGTGTGGCAATCAACACCGGATTCGGCGGACTCAACCGCTACTCCGTTGGCGAAACGCTGGAGGAGAAAGGCTACGCCGAGATGGCGAAACAGTACCGGGTGTTTGACGGTCAGGCGATACTGGTGGATGCGGTGCTGGGCGGTGCCTTTGGTGGTGCCCATCACCTGGCAGCGCGAAATGCAGACGCGCCACCTCCAGCAGATACTGAAGCGCCTGTCCCGGCTGCAGAGGTGCAGAGCGTTCCTGATAATTCTCCACAGCCTCAGGGCGAATCTGCGTCGCAACCCGCTCCACTTGGTGATGGTCCTGCTGTGCCAGATGCCCCGCAGGTAACCTACGAATCAAGAATGGCTGAATTGCAGCAGAGTGCAGAACAGCTTTTATCCCGCGGTGACAGGAAGGTATGGCAGTCTGAGGTTGCGAACAGCCAGCGCATCCTGGATAACCTCAACGAGCAGCGTTCCGCAATCCTCGCGGAGCAGCCGTCAGGTAGCGGTAAGGCACTATCCGCTTCCCGCCAGGATAAGCAGTCTCGGCTAAGAGCAGTAGATCAGCAAATAGACCAGGTGCAGCGACGTCTGCAGGACGCCACCGACACGCTGGCACCGAATATGCCAGGTGGACGTTACTACGAAGCCAGAGCCGATCTCTCACGCCTGCAGCAGGGCATTATCCCTGAAAGTATGCGCGGGCTTGTTCGTGAAACAGCAATCAAGCCAAGCGACATTGATGCAGCCCACGCGCTGAATGAAGGTCTGTATTACGACCTGGAATCTGCCCCAGTACTCCACGCCAGCAATGAGAGCATTAACAGCCATGTGGCAGCCATGGATGAAGCGTACCGGCAACTGAATGCTGGCCAGCCAGTTAACGTCGGAATGATGGCGCGCGGCCTGGATGGTCCGGCACGGCCCGGCATGCTGGAATCCGCAAACGAGCAGTACCATGCAATGCAGCAGGTTTTCGAAGAGAATGGTGTCAGGTATGAAACGCCGTCAGAACTGGCTGGAGAAGCTCCGGCGCCGCGCGCAGAAAGTGCGTTTACGGCTGCAGACGAAACTGGCGGGCAGGTCAGTGTTGATCCTGACACCGGCCAGGCGATTTCATCCAACAGTTACGACCTGATGGCGGCGCGCGATATGGCGACCACCAATCCGGATATGACAATTACGCACCCAGACACCGGGCAGTCAGCGAAACTCTCCGATGTTCTGGCTGAATTTGATGAACAAATCCAGACCGTGCAGAACGAATCGAAAGTGTATTCCGTCGCCGCGGCGTGCTTCCTGAGGAACCCATAATGAAACAGGCATGTGTTGAAGCCATTGCGCAGACACTTGGCCGCCAGCCAAAGGCTGACGAGCTGAAAGGTATTGAGGACCGCATCAAAGAAGCCGTGCGCGAAGTTCATAAAAAGAACGCCAGGGAAGGCAAGACTGGCATCCCGGATGCACAGACGTATATGGAGGCCGCCGATCTTGTTCGTCAGCGCGTTGTGCATGACGTCTATAAGAAGCGCCAGCGCGTCGCTCAGAATGCGATCGCAATCAGCAGGGTCACAGACACCCTCGATGCTAATATCCCACCAGAGCAGCAAACACCTGCCAACTTGCAGCAGTTTATCTTCGCCGGTCGGCGCACCACTGACGGTAAAGATATTGCCGTGACATCAGCTGAGGAACTGGCAACTGGAGCATACCAGGACTGGTCTCGCCAGCTCAGCGCTGAATTGCTCAAAGCCGGTGATGATGTACGCAAATTCTTCGAGCAGAGCAAGGCTCTTGGCGAGCAGAGATTCCGCAGCCTGTTAGACCAGCAGGCGGCAAAGTCCGCACAGTTCCAGATCCTGAAAGAACTTTACGGCGAGGATACCGGCAACCCGCAGGCGAAGAAAATCGCCCAGGTCTGGAACGACGTCACCAGTCGGGCCCGCCAGGAGATGAACGACAACGGGTTTGATATCGGACTGCGCGACGACTGGCACCTGCCGTATGTTGACGACGCTGATTTTATCCGCAATGCCGGGCGCGATGAGTGGCTGGCGTCTTTGCCAGTGGCAGAGCAGGCTAAAGCGCGCCTTTCCGGCCGCCAGCCGCCGATTGAATTTGCCCGCCAGTCATGGGTGGATGACGTCTACAACACGCAGGACCGCAGCAACTACGTTAATCCGGACGGCAGCCCGATGAATGACATTGAGTACCGCCAGGCGCTGGAGGCGATCTTCGAAACGAAGGCTACCGACGGCGCGAACAAAATCGACCCGGGCGCATTCATGGGCACCGGCGGGATAAAAAACCGTGGTTCGCAGAGCAGGGTGATGGCGTTCAAGGATGCGCAGTCGCACTTCGCATACATGGAGCGCTACACCCAGCAGCCGGTGGCGGGCGTAATGATGTCGCACCTGCAGTCTTCATCCCGCGATCTTGGCGTCGTCAAAGCTTTCGGCCCGGACGCTGCCCGCAACTTTTCCCTTGTGCTGGACCGCGTATATCAGCGTGCGGTAACCGGCGGGAAAGAAGTAGGCAAGATGAACGACGAGCGCAAGATGGTTGAGCGCATGTTTAACTCAATGGCCGGGCTTAATGGTGCGGCCACATCAAGCGTTTTCACCTCTGCTGTTGGTGGCCTGCGTAACCTGATGACCAGCGCCATGCTCGGTACCAGCGTCCTGACCGCAACCAGCGATCAGGCCATCATGCGCGCCAACGCCCAGGCGCTTGGCTTTACCCGCGATGGCATGCGCCTGTCTGCTAACACCATTCGCAACCTGTTCAGTGGTGACGCCAAAAAAGCCAATGCTGAACTCGGCCTGCTGGTGGATTCGCATGCTGCTGTCGTATCGAAGATGGGTGGATTTGACCTGTCGCGCGGCATAACTGGCTGGTTTGCAGAGAAGACCCTGAAGTGGTCAGGTCTGATCGCTATGGACCGCGCCAATAAGGCAGCGTTCGGCCTGCTGATGTACAAAAACATTGGCGAACTGACCAGAAAATTTAAGACACTGGACGATGTGAAAGGGTCAGATAAAACCATCCTGGCCAACAAAGGATGGAGCAATGAGGACTGGGCTATCATGGCCGCGGCAGACCTCAGGCCAATGACAACCGCCGGGCATATGGGAATGACGCCTGATGCGATATACGCAGTGCCCGATGACGTGATCGTCGACATCATGGCAGACCGCATTGCGCAGGTTCGCGCCGGGAGTGATGCAGCACTGGCAGCGCTTGGCGATATGCCACCAGAGCGCCTGAAGAAAATGAAAGAGGCATTCGACGCAGAAGCAGAGCAAACCATCACTCGCATGGTGCGTAACGCCCGCGCCGAAGCCGCTCAGAAACTGCTCGGTATCACTCACGGTGAGATGACCAGCGCCGTAACTACCGCCACCGGCCTGGACACATATGCCCGCGATGATGCCGGGCAACTGATTAAGAGCTTCATGCTCTTCAAAACAACGCCGTTTGCAGGTTTCCGCCAGTTGGTAAACCGGGCTAATGATCTGGACACGGTACCGGCGCTTAAATTCCTCGCTTCATACATAGCAGGCACGACATTGGCTGGGATGTTTGCAAACCAGATGAACAGCCTATTGACCGGCAATGACCCACTGGATATGACAAAGCCAACTACATGGGTGCAGGCTCTGCTGAAGGGCGGCTCATTCGGTATCTACGGCGATTTCCTTTTCCAGGACCATACGCAATATGGATCCAGTATCGCGGCCACCATCGGGGGGCCGGTGCTGAGCTTCGCCGAGCAGTTAACCAAACTTCTAATCACAAACCCGCAGAAGGCATTGCAGGGGGAAGCAACTTCTTTCGGTGCCGACGCGCTTAAGACTGCTCGAATGATCACCCCGTTCGCAAACCTCTGGTATGCAAAAGCCATTACCAATCACCTGATCCTGCAACAGCTTCAGGAGATGGCAAACCCAGGGTACAACGACCGGGTAAGAGATCGCGCGCAGCGGGAATTTAACACAACGAGCTGGTGGGAGCCCGGCGAAACAGCGCCGCGCCGGGCCCCAGATCTCGGGAAGGCGGTGGGGCAATGATGGATATTTTGATTAAGACAGGCATTATTCTGTTCTGGTTTGCTGCCGTAGTGGTCTGCGGTACGACGTATCTTTGGGCGGTAATATTCGCGATCAGGAAAGGATGGCTTGGGGAGACATCGGCGAAGGTCGTTTACTTCGCGACCTTCGTTGTTCTCGCTGCAATAGTGTTTAAGCTTCCGATTCTGTGACATGCCACGAGGCCGTTAATTCGGCCTTTTCTTTATGTTGTTTCCTGTTTCAGTTTTTCCACGCAGTAATCAAGATGCATTTGCAGATCCTTCATGGACATCTGCGAGCTGGTGACATAGTTCACCAGAGCAGTCAGCTCAGCCATCGGGCCATCAACATTAAAGCCATCATCACCCAGCTGGCGCAGCAATGTCATCAGGTGCGAATCTTCAACAAGGGAGCGAACGCCTCCCGGCGTGTGTATACGTTCGGCAAAGCCTTTTTCCAGCGGGTGATGATACTGACGTTGCATCTGATATTCTCCATGCATTCACTGTATTTATGTACAGTAGCAAAAGTCCAAGTGACTATCCAGAACGAATTGCCATTTACCTGAAAGGTAATAATTTTCCTGATTGTTATTCATTCAATTCATATAAGGTTTGACAGGTAATAAACTGTCCTGATGATGCACGCGCGCCGGGCGCTGCTTTACAGGAGATAGGCCATGACGGTATCAACCGTAGTTGACCATAACGATTACATCGGGAACGGCGTTACGACATCCTTCCCGTACAAGTTCCGCATATTTAAGAAAACAGATCTGGCTGTATCAGTTGTCGACCTTGACGAAAACATCACGGTTTTGGTGCTGGACACTGACTACACGGTAACAAACGCAGGGGGTTATAACGGCGGCAATGTGGTACTAACCTCGCCACTGGCTATCGGCTGGCAGATTTCCATTGCACGCGAGCTGGCGCCAACGCAGGAAACCGACCTGCGGAATCAGGGCAAGTTTTTCGCCGAGGTGCATGAAGACGCTTTCGATAAGCTGACGATGCTGATCCAGCAGGCATACAGCGTGTTCCGCCTGGCGCTGCGTAAACCGTCCAGCATTGCGAACTGGTACGACGCCCTTAATAACTACATCAGAAATCTTCGAGACCCACGCGACCCGCAGGATGCGGCAACTAAAAATTATGTTGATACGCTGGCAAGTAGCAATCTCATCAGAACCTTACGTGTTCCTGAGTCAATCAATCAGTTGCCGGCAGCACTGGAAAGGGCAAATAAAATACCTGCATTTGATAGCTCAGGTAATGTTATCGTTGTTCTGCCTCCTTCGGGTTCCGCGTCTGATGTTCTTATTGAATTGGCTAAGCCAACCGGATCAGGTTTAATAGGCTATGGGAACAAAACTGTTCAAGAGGCGCTAAATTTAATTTCAGCACGATCTGATCAGTTCGATTCCCTGGAAGAATGGGCGTCTTACAACGCCGAAAAAAAGGTTTTATCATCTGGAAAGTATTCCATTAGCTCAACTTTGCATATTGAGTGCGAATATCTTGAAATTGAGTCCGGGGTTACTATAAAACCATCATCGGCAATGGTTGCGTTACATTTTGGGAATAACACCAGGAACCTTTTGACGATATTGACGGCAGGGGTGAGTAAGGGTTTAACAAGTTTAACCATTGATGGTGTTAAGTCAGGGGATGTTTTATGCTTCTGGAATCCATCTGATTTTTCATATTCTGGATTCAGAGATTATTACAGGCAAGGAGAATTTGTCCGCATTTCGAATTACGATGAAACGAATGGTGTTGCATATTTTACAGGCGGGCTATGTGATTCTTACCCATCAGGAACCAGAGTTTACAAAATACAAATGAATAAGATTGATGTGACTGGTGAAATTATCATTGATTTTCCAGCATATAATTCATCTGCTCTGGGGGTAAGCTTCGAGCAAGTGAGAGACTCTAGTCTTGACGGTTTGAGCGTACTTGTAAAGAATGCACCGTATGCATTGCAAATTAAAAGATGTTTAAATGTTATTGGCAATATGGGCTATATAACTCAAAAATCATCACAAACTTCAGGTCTTGATTATGGTCTATATATATTGAATAGTCAGTCTTGCACTTTTAATGGGATATTTAGTGCGGAACGACATTCTTCAACTATGACTGGCAATGGAGAAGAATGCTCTATAGTAAATAGATATAACAGAGTTTCAGGAACTATATTGACAACTGGGCAGGGCGGGGCAGCAGCCGCAGATTTTCATGGGAATTGTGAGCACAATTCATATAGCGGGTACATGCAGGGATTGGTATTGGCAGGGCACTGTAACGGAGCGCCTAATGCGCATATTGATTTCGTACCAAACAATCCAAATTGGCCAACCGTGTTAGGCAGCGAGCTCAAGTCCTTAGAACATGACTTAAGTAATTGTAGAATATATGGCATTGGTGATCCGAACGCATCCAGCAGGGGATGCGTAGATTTCGCCGGAAATTCTGATGCTGTTTCTGTAAGTACAGCCATATCAGGTTGCTTAAATTTATCTGAGACCGTCATAGAAACCCCTGCCACATACGCCATCAACATACGCAACAGAGGATCACAGGTAGCATACGATATCAATCTCAACGGGATAAAAGTCAGAGGAACCAGCGGCAATAGAGCGATCAGAATCTCATCCGTTTCTGGAGTTGATGCGACTGACGTGATGCTTTCAGGCATATCTATAACGCAGGGAATGGCAATCGATGTACCGTCCTCATCAAGGAAAGTAGGGCTCAGCATGGCGGGTAAAGCAAGTGTTGTCGTTGCAAATAACGCCTCTACAGGAACCGTTTCCGTATCATTCCCATACATAATGCCTGGCGCGCCATCATCTATTGTCACAAGTCGTGGAGGTGCCGTTAGCGGAGTATCAAGCTCAAAAGTGTCAACATCTTATACCTCTGCATCATCAACTGGCTTCAGTGCTTATGCATATACTAATGATGGCTCCACGTTAACTTATGGCGCGATTACTGCTGAGGTGAACTGGTTGGCTAGTTGGTAG